GGCGGATATCTGCATGGTCGGTGGTGGGGTCACGGCTACCATTGGTGGCATGGCCACCAAGTCAACTGGAGTTGGTCGCGGATCATCCGCAACTCCGATCGAGAAAAAACGTTTGAAGGGTTCAAGAATCCGCACAGGTTTGCAGGCTTCACCGATGCCAGAGACAGCGCTCGCGCTGGTGGACATGTCGGTTGTGCCGGTGGTGCCGAAAGGTTTGGGCAAGATTGGCGAGCAGTATTGGACGGTGTTGTGGACTGGTGGTCGGCGTCATTTGTCGGAGCTGCACGACGGTCCGTTGATGGGTCGGTTGTGTCGCAACTATCAGAAGATCTACGATCTGGAACTTTGGCTCGGCGACGATGTGACGACTCGCTGGTACACGTCTCCGAACGGTCAGATCGTGACTCATCCTGCGGTGAAACAGATCGAGCAGATGGATGCGCAATGCACGGCTTGGATGTGTCTGCTCGGTTTTACTCCGAGCGATCGTGCGAGGTTGGGTCTTGCCGAGATAAGGGTGGCCAATGAGCTTGACTCATACCGACAAAGGAACTCCAACCTGGTCGACGCCGAAGTTATACAGCAGATCTGACGGTCACAAGGTCGTTGACTTTGCTCGCACGTTCTTGCATGTCAGCAAAGGTGTTCGCGCCGGTCAACCTCTGATTCTCACGAACTGGCAGGTCGCGCTTCTTGACGGTTTGTATGAGCGGCGTGATGATGGTCTTCTTCGTTACCGTAGAAGTCTGATCGGGTTGGCTCGGAAAAATGGCAAGAGCCTTCTTGGTTCGGTCATTGCACTGTACGGTCTGATCGAAGGTGAGCCTGGTGCCGAGGTTTATTCGGCAGCGGGTGACAGACAGCAGGCGCGTGTTGTGTTCAATGAGGCGAAGTGGCAGATCACTCAGTCGCCTGCGTTGTCGGGTGTGTGCAAGGTGTATCGAGATGTTGTTGAGGTGCCTTCGACTGGTGCGATCTATCGTGTGTTGTCAAGTGACGCGAAATTGCAACAAGGGTTAAATCCTTCAACGGTGATATTTGATGAGCTTCACGTTCAAGCCAATGAAGAATTGTGGAACGCGCTCACGTTGGGTTCTGGTGCGCGTAAAGATCCGCAGATTGCAGCGATCACGACAGCCGGCTTCGACTTGGATACGATCTGCGGTCGGTTGTACAACTATGGCAAGCGTGTGATCTCTGGTGATCAGGTTGATGAGCGGTTCGGGTTCTGGTGGTGGGAAGCACCAGCCGATTGTGAAGTGTCCGATCGTGATGCTTGGCATATCGCGAACCCAAACTTGACCGAAGGACTTCTTGACATCGAAGACATGGAGATCTCAATGATGCAAACTGCTGAGACTGCGATGCGCAGGTATCGTCTGAACCAGTGGGTTCGCACAGATGGCGAGAGTTGGTTGCCGAAGGGCGCCTGGGAGTTGTGTCGAAGTGAAGCTGAACTTGATCCGAACATTCCTGTGTTCGTCGGAATCGATATGGCGTTGAAGCATGACTCGATTGCGGTCGTGGTTGCGCAACCGCAAGAGTCTGGTCAGATTGTTGTTCGTGCCAAGATCTGGCATCCTGACGGTGGTGTGATGGATGTGTCAGCGGTTGAGCAACACATCCGTGAACTTGGTCGAGAGTTCACGGTGCAAGAGTTCGCTTATGACCCAGCGTTCTTTCAACGGTCAGCCGAGGCAATGAGTGATGAAGGGTTCGCGATGGTTGAGTTCTCTCAGTCGACTGCGCGTATGGTGCCGGCTTGCGGAACTTTGTATGAGATGATCGTCAATCAGAAGATTGCCCATGACGGTCATCCAGTTTTCACTGATCAGGTGTTGTCGGCTGCGCAACGGTCAACCGATATGGGTTGGCGATTATCTAAAGGTAAATCCAAACGCAAGATTGACGCTGCGATAGCATTGGCGATGGCAGTGGATCGTGCGACAAGACGGACAGAGACAATTCAGCAACCAGGGTTCTTCATAGTTTAGGAGAGTAGATGATTCTAGTTTTAGAGATGATCGCAGTGTTCTTGATTGCGCTCGGCGTGTTTTACATCTCGCTTCCGCTTGCGCTAATCTTTATAGGACTATCAATGCTCGCATTCACCTTGGCATGGGAACGGTCAAAGAAAGCGGATAAGAACTGATGTTGTCAAGACTGTTTGATTCAAGAAGCGAGCAACGAGCGGTCTCGTTCCAGTCGCTGTTCGCAGCAGGTGACGGATTCCAATTCACAACAAACTCTGGCACGGTAGTCACTCAAGAAGATTCGCTAAAGATCGGAACCGTGTACGCATGTGTCCGACTCATCGCCGACTCGATCTCAACATTGCCAGTCGATACTTTTATTCGTGTTGACGGCGATCGTCGTCCTTACCGTCCTCGACCTGAATGGTTAGACATGCCTGAGATCGGCGTGTCACGCACCGATCACTTCCAGCAGGTTCTCGTCTCGATGCTATTGAACGGCAACTCGTTCACTCGAATCATTCGTGACAATCAAGGTGTTGCAGGTTTGGCTGTATTGAATCCTCTAAAGGTTGAAGTGAAGCGTGACGAGTCTCGCCGAATCATCTATGTGTTTGACAACCGTGACGTGATCGAACATGAAGACATGATTCATCTGTCCGAGTTGCGTTTGCCAGGCGATCTTCGTGGCCGTTCACGCATCGAACTTGTCAAAGAAAACCTCGGACTATCAAAAGCATTGGAAGAGTTCGCTGCAAGATTCTTCGGTCAAGGTTCGCACACTTCTGGCATCATCGAGTTCCCAGGCAACCTGACCCGCGAACAAGCGAAGTCGCTTGTTGACGGATTCGAAGAAGGTCACAAAGGTTTACGACGCTCACACCGACCAGGCATCCTGTTCGGCGGTGCGAAATACACGACAACTTCGGTCGCACCAGACGACTCACAGTTTCTACAGTCACGACAGTTCGCAGTTGAAGAAATCCTTCGCGCCTTCCGTGTCCCACCATCGATGGCTGGAGTGATTCAAGCCGGTGCGCAAGCGTACGCATCAGTCGAAATGAACGGCATCCATTTCGTGATGCACACGTTGCGACCGTATGTCACAAAGATTGAAGACGGATATTCTCGGCAACTTCTAACTAACGGCGCGTTCATGAAGTTCAACCTTGACGGTCTGATGCGAGGTGACTTCGGTTCGCGTGTCGCAGGCTACTCATCAGGTTTGCAAGCGGGTTGGTTGTCAATCAATGATGTGCGACGATTCGAAGATCTACGACCAGCCGAAGGTGGCGAGGCTTACCGTGTACCACTCGCCAACGTCGATCTTGGTGCAGCTGGTCTCACAGAACTTGACCGCAAGACAACAATGGTTCAGCGTCTCATCAACGCAGGCTTCGAACCTGCTGCGGTGTTGAAAGCACTCGACGTTGATCCGATCAAACACACTGGTGTCGCGCCGACCATGTTGCAACCTGTCGCCGATCCTGCTCCGTCTTACGATGTGAATCAGCGTGATGTGAATGTGACGATGCCAGAGATTCTGGTCAATGTTCCACCGGCGCAAGTTAATGTCGCTGCACCTGTCATCAATGTGCCTGAGACTGTTGTGCGTGTGAACATTCCTGAGAACCGTCCGACCGTGCGCACAGTTGAACGTGACTCTGAGGGTCGTATCTTGACTATCACTGAAAGGGTTGAAGACTAATGGCTCACGGTTTATCGGCTTATCTTTGCAACGCAATTCTTGACTCGGTTGGCAACAACACTTCGTTCGCTGTTGCTGTTGCCTATGTGAAACTTCATACGCAAGATCCTGGTCCGCTTGGCACTGCCCACCCTGCGACTGAAACTACTCGCAAAGCAATTTCTTTCGGTGCTGCTTCTGCCGGTGTGATTACTTCTGACGCAGATATCTCTTGGACGAACATCGCAGGTTCGCAAGACGCAACACACTTCACCGTTTGGGATAATTTGACGGCAGGCAATTTCTTGTTCTCTGGAAATGTCGTCGCTGGTGCTTACTCCGCAGGCGATACTTACACGATCACCGCAGGCAACCTCAGTGCTTCCTTAACAGTCGCAAGTTAGTTCCGCGATGGCGGTCATCAGATTCAAGTTAGACCTATCACAGTTAGATGACACTGCCTACGGTTTAAACGGTCCTTCTGGTCGGTCGTTCATTCTTGACAGTTCGCAACTTGACGGCGCAGAGGTTCTAAACGGTTCACCGTTTCTTACTACCGCAACAGCATCTTCGAGTCTTGGCGGTTTAGACGCGAACGCTTCTGCGACTGTCACACAGTTTGCAGTCTTGTCTGCTCCGCTTGGTGGTCTAGATGCCAATGTGTCCGCAACTGTCACACAGTTCGCAGTGCTGTCTGCACCGCTTGGCGGTTTAGATGCGTCTGTGTCTGCGACTGTCACAGAGTTCGCAGTCTTGTCTGCACCGCTTGGCGGTTTGGATGCGACAGCCATTGCTCAATCTGAAGGGTTCCCGATATTCACTGCGACGCTGGGCGGGCTTGTCGCAACCGCTACCGCAGGCGACATACCAGTACCTAAGCCGACACCGTCTGGTGGTCGCAGAGTTTATTCAACATCACCACGCAAGAAGATTGAACCGCTACCGCAAGTCGAGATACCTGTCATCCAACCGAAGCGACGCTACGCGGTCGCCTCAGCCATCCTTGGCGGTGCAACTTGCACTGCCACCAGCTCGATCACATTCAGCATCTTGGACGATGACGCTGAAGTATTATTGTTGGTCTGATGCCTTACTTCATCACAGACAAATCTCCAGACTGTTCTGGTTGGGCAACTATCAAAGAAGATGGTGAAGTGATCGGCTGTCACGAAACAAAACAAGACGCAATTGATCAGATGGTCGCTGTGTCTATCGCCGAAGATATGGAACCAGGTGGCGAACGCGCACCAGCACCACCGAAAGATCAGATCACAGGCAGTGATAAGAATCCTGTTGGTTCGGCAGCAGGCAAACAAGGTGGGATTGAAATCAATGAAGCAACTGAAACTGCGTTGAAGAATAAAGTTGCCGACCATAACGAGAAGATGACTGAAGGTGATCGGCCAGTTTGGACTCGTGTGACTCTCGGTGTGTTGAAGTCGGTTTATCGTCGCGGGTCTGGTGCTTACTCGACATCGCATCGTCCTGGTGTTAGTCGAGCGGCTTGGTCGATGGCGCGTGTGAATGCGTTCTTGTATTTGAGTCGCACTGGTCGTCCGCAGAATCCTGCCTACATCACCGACAACGATCTGTTACATGTTGATCATCCAAAACATTCAGAAGCCGAACGCGCACTTCCTGACAACTATCGTCCAGCCTTGTCGCCTGATGTTCCTGAAGGTCGCGCATGTGGGAACTGTCACTTCTACGACGAAGACAATGTGCAAGGCGAAGGTGACGATCTCAAAGCGTATTGCGAGAGATGGGATGCTTATGTCAACGGCGGATTCTATTGCAACGCTTGGCAACCACATGAAGACATGGTTGAAGAAGATCGGCAAGTATCTCTTGAGATACCTGTCTACATTCGTACAGCGGCAAGAAAAGGATTGGACTATTACGGTCAAGGACTCGCGGGTGAAGGGCTGGTCGATCGAACCGTTCGTGAAGCACGAGATCTGGCAAGAGGCGACATCACGGAAGACAAAGTCATCCGATCAAACGCATGGGCGCAACGACACGCAGTCGATCTAGAAGCACCAAAGAACTCGGACTCAACGAACGATCAGTTCCCTGGTGCTGGTGCTGTCGCACATTATTTGTGGGGAATCAATCCGTTGAACCCTCAACCGGCACGAGACTGGTTTGAGCGTAAAGCGAACGCGATCAAAGCCGAACGAGGATTGTTCAACTTCTATCGCACCAAGTCTGAATACTTTGCTAACATTCCAGGCATGGAAGACAACAAGGTCGAGACACGTCGCATCCAAGTCAACGAGTTTGAACTGCGAGCAGGTCCAACAGGTGACGGAATGTCATTCACAGGTTATGCAGCAGTGTTCAACTCTGATTCTGAACCGCTTCCGTTCATCGAGCGAATCGCGCAAGGTGCATTTAAGAAATCTTTGAAGAGTCGTCAGCCTATAAAGATGTACATGAACCACGATTCGTCAATGCTTCTCGCTTCGACAAGGTCAAGGACTTTACGACTTGAAGAAGATTCCAAAGGATTGTTGGTGAACGCAGATCTGCCAGACACAACTGTCGGCCGTGACCTGAGTGTTCTTATGCAACGAGGCGATGTTGACTCGATGTCGTTCGGCTTCTCAGTTCCTGCCGGTGGCGACTCATGGTCAGATGACGGCATGACCCGCGAACTACGCCAGGTTCGTTTGCATGAAGTGTCGGTCGTGACTGGCTTCCCTGCCTACAAGGCAACTTCGGCAAGTGTTCGTTCTCTTGACCTACTTGCCAAACGCACAGGTGTTGACGCAGACAAGCTCGCCGAGGCGATCACGATGCTCGAATCTGGCAACACTTTGTCTGATGAATCAGCTGAACTGTTGTCGAGTGCGGTCAGCAAACTTCGCGCCGAACCAGCGCAAGTTCCTGCCTCGGTGAACATTCTTGCAAAACATCTTGAACTATTGAAATCGTTCTAACTTCTCGTCTATAGTTCTTCTTGTCGGTAAGCGTTCCGCTACGACTAGAGATTGGTAAGCGTTCCGCTACGATCGGAAGACAACTAGATTCGCATATCCAATCACAACTACACACGAGGAAACCATGAAACAATTTATTGAACAACAAATGGCACAACGCGCAACAGCGTGGGAAGCCGCTAAGAAGATTCTTGATGTTGCAACCGCTGAGAAGCGTGACTTGACAGCAGAAGAGACACAGTCATACGAGAAGATCAGCAAAGAACTTGAGGATCGTCAAGCAACAATCGAAAAGTTCCGCGCCGATGAGGCTCGTGAACTTCGTTTGGATGCAGCAACACGCGAGATGGCAGATCAGGTTCGTCCTGTCGCTGACGCTCCACGCGGCGTTCGTTCAGATGCAGAAGTCATCCGCTCGATGGCGAAGGGCGAACTTCGTTCGCACTCGTTTGAGAAGCGCGATCTTGTCAAAACCCAAACTGGCGCACCAGTACCGACTTCGTTCTACGATCAGGTCATCATGCTTGCTCGTACGGTTGGTCCAATGCTCCAGACTTCAACAGTCTTGAACACAGCATCAGGTGAGAACCTTCAGATTCCATCGCTTGCCCAGTATTCAACTGCTGCAATCGTTGGCGAAGGAACAGCAAGCGCTGAGAGCGATCCAGTATTCAACTCGTTCATCACACTTGGCGCGTTCAAGTTTTCGTTCCTCGTTCAACTCTCATCCGAGTTGATTGAAGACAGCGGTGTTGACATCTTGTCATTCTTGGCATCACAGGTCGGCAACGAACTTGGCTTCCGAGTTAACGATTCGTTGACAACTGGTTCAGGCTCAGCAGCACCAAGAGGTATCGTCACGGCATCAAGCCTCGGTGTCACTGGTGCAACAGCAACAACTGGTCAGTTCACAGCAGATAACTTGATCAGCCTCGTCTACTCGGTAGACACAGCTGGTCGTCGTTTGGCTGGTTCAGGATTCCAGATGAACTCGTCTTCAATCGCGAAGATGCGCTCATTGAAGGACACAGCAGGCAACTATGTGTTCTCACCAGCACTCAACGCTGACGCCAATGACTTGCTCCTCGGATACCCAGTGTTCGAGAACCCAGGCATGGCATCAACAGGAACAGCAGCGAAGTCGGTTATCTTCGGACACCTTCCAAGTTACTTCGTTCGCCAAGTTGGTGGCATCAAGTTGGATCGAAGCGATGACTTCGCATTCAACACCGGACTTGTTACCTTCCGCGCAACAATGCGTGTTGACGGCAACTTGCCACAAACATCACACGTAAAACACTTTATTGGTGGAGCATCCTGATAATCAGGAACTAATCCGAATAAAGACATAGCAGTCCGCAAGGACTGTGACTAAGATTAAGCCTCGGTCGGTCGTGCAGGACTTGCCGAGGCTTTATCTATTCCTGCACTATTCTTAGGAGGATCATGTGGACAACGGTAATAATAAGAGGCATACCAGTGGAGATGCCAGGAGCGTTAGCGGAGCGGTTGCTCCGAGCGGGCGTAGCGCACTACTTGGAAATATCAGACCAACCAATCCCGACCGACTCAGAGTCGTCTGGTATTCAAACGCACCTTGGGCTGCAACCGGATACGGACAGCAAACCGCGCAAGTCATCCAAAGGCTCGCGAAAGAAGACCACCAAATAGCAGTCCACGCGATGTACGGACTTGCGGGTTCGGTATCGACTTGGAATGGTTTCAAAATGTATCCACAAGGACTCGCGACATACAGCGACGATGTTGTGGTTGCGCACACAATGGAATGGGCTAGTCAAGATCTTTCAACACCAACATTGTTGATGACTTTGTTTGATGTGTGGGTGTTGAAATCTGAATCATTAAAAGAGTTGAAGAACATCGCGTCATGGGTTCCGATTGATCATCAGCCTGCACCGCCAGAAGTGTTGGAATGGTGTGCGCGTGAGAATGTGAAACCGATCGCAATGTCTAAGTTTGGTTCACGAATGTTAAACATCGCAGGCATCGATCATCTCTACGCTCCTCATGCGATTGAACCTGTGTTCAAACCGACCGAGACTGTCGCGTTGGCTGATGGTGGCAAGATGACTGGCCGTAAGTTTATGGGATGGGAAGAAGACAGATTCGTAATCTCAATGGTCGCAACTAACAAAGGCAGTCAGCCTGCGCGTAAGGCATGGGCTGAGAATATTCTTGCGTATTCAATCTTTGCGAAAGATCATCCTGATGCTGTTCTGTATCTTTACACCGAGCCGATGGGTGCGATGTCTGGTATCAATCTGATTCAACTTCTTGACGCTTGCGGAGTCAGTTCAGACAAGTACAAGATTGTCGACCAGTACGCATATAGACACGGTATGCCACAGAACTTGATGGCTGCGATGTACACGGCGTCAGATGTTCTGTTGGCTTGCTCGATGGGTGAAGGCTTCGGCATTCCAGTGATTGAAGCGCAAGCGTGTGGATGTCGAGTGATTGTCTCAAACTTCACTGCCCAACCTGAGCTGGTCGGCGACGGCTGGACGGTTGAAGGTCAGCCATGGTGGGATGCGGCTCAGAAGTCGTGGTTCTTCACACCGTCAGTGCCTGACATCGTGAATGCTCTCAAGTCGGCGTATGACGCGCCTAGAGGGCGTTCTGAGCAGGCGATAACCCATGCGCAAGGGTATGGAGCCGACACAGTATTTGAACAGCATTGGAAGCCGACTATGAAGGAGTTGTCCGCATGGTGCCGGTCGTAGTCATCCCAGTTCTCAACCGATACGACCTCCTTGAACGGTGCATTGATTCGCTTGACTTCCCAGTCGAGAAGATCATCATCATCGACAACGGAGGCAAGATCGAAGAGGACTGTTTGATGATGCCACGACATAGTCGTCACGGCAAGACCTACATCATGAACATGCCGAGCAACCTTGGTGTTGCGACATCATGGAATCTTGGTATCAAGATGACACCGTTCGCTTCTGGTTGGATTCTTCTCAACTCGGACGCCTGGTTCCTGCCAGACAAACTTGAACAGTTCTGGAACAGATGTGACCGAGATGAGATTCATCTAACTGGTTCACCAGAGTGGGCTTGCGCGTGGATCGGATCCGAAGTTGTGAAAGATGTCGGACTGTTCTGCGAAGCATTCCATCCCGCATACTTTGAAGACAACGATTATGAGCGTCGCGCTGTGCGGATGGGCAAAACAATTCGAAAGTCACAAGACATCATCATGCACGACAACTCTTCAACACTTCTGTCAGATGTGGCGTTGCAAGGTAAGAACGCGCAAACTTTCGCATCTAATCTTGAACTGTTCAAACTTCGCAACGCAAGACTTGATGCAGGTCAATGGGATCTGCAACGCCGACTAGATCTGAGCTGGGATTGACATGAGCATTGCGGTTTGTGTAACAGTTTGGGGTGACTTCTGGGATCGGTTCGGCGGACAGTTCATTGAACAGATGGAGAAGTTGAACACTGAACCTGATGAGGTGATTGTGTCTTCACCTGTGGCTTTGAATCTGCCTAAGCATTGGCACGAAATTGTTCAACCGCATCACAAATGGAATAATTGGAATGACACCATGTTTGCAGCGAACTCGGACTGGGTGATGCCAGTCGGGATGGACGACATCTGGTTCCCTGACGCGCTTGACGGTCTGACCGATGTTGATGAAGATGTAAAGATTATTTGTAATCCGTGGATGGAAAATGGGCAACTATGGTCTGCGAACCAAGAATCATTTGATCAGATTCTTCACGTATCTCACAACCCGATGCGTGGAGGATCTCTGATTCGCCGTTCAGTTCTTTGGTCAATCCCATACCGACAAGTCGTTTGGAATGATTGGATTCAATGGATGGAGATCAAGAAACTCGGCTACAAAGTCGCGTTCAGAGGCAATCCGTGTGGTGATCATATTCGGCGATCAGATTCATATTCGATTGCACCGCAGGCAAACGGCGAACTTGAGTGTGAGCAGATGCGAGCGATCTTGCGTGAACATGAAGTTGTGCCTGGTGTAGAGTTCCCACCATTGATCTTGAAGTAAGATAAGGAACTATGGCAATCACTAACGGCTACGCCACACGCAACCAGATTAAGGCTGCACTTCGAATCGGTACAGCCGACACACAAGACGACGAACTGATTGACAACTGTGCCGGTGCAGCCAGTCGACTGATTGATGGCTACGCCAACCGACAGTTCTGGCAATACGGATCCGCGACGACAAGAGTGTTCACTGCTGGTGACGAGTTTGTGTGCGAGATCGATGACATCGCTGGGACTGCACTGACACTCAAAACTTCGACACAGGCTGACGGCAACTTCGATGTCACATTCAAACGACTCGACTACCAACTAGAACCAGTCAACGGAATCCTTGACGGCTTGACTGTTCCGTTCACACGCATCCGCGCAGTCGGCGACTTCCTCTTCCCAACCTTGAACGCGAACTACGGTGAAGAAGCACTCGTGCAACTCACCGCAATTTATGGTTGGCCGTCCGTGCCTGAACCGATCACACAAGCGGTGATCATTCAGGCATCAAGAATTTTTAAGAGATACGATTCACCGCTCGGCGTTGCAGGCTTCGGAGACTTGGGTGCGATACGAGTGACACGCGCACTCGACCCAGACGTCGCACAACTCGTCGAGCCATATCGCCGAATGCGAATGTTTGCATGACCGCAACAGTCACCGAACTCAAAACAGGATTGCAGACCCGTCTCGCAACAATCACGAACCTTCGCGCATTCGCACAACAACCCGACCAGGTCAACCCTTCAATCGGCGGACTTGCATGGCCGACACTTGAATCAATCACCTACCACGGCGCAATGGGCAGAGGACTTGTCACACATGTCTTCACCGTCAGTGTGATCGTCGGTCGTGCAGCTGAACGCACATCACAGAACCTGCTCGACACTTATCTGTCTTACGACAGCGGGATTCGTGCCGCCATTGAAGCCGACCAAACACTAGGCGGATACGCCCAGACTCTTATTGTTGAAGAGGCATCCAACATCTCAACCGTTGACGCGAACGACACCACCTACCTAACTGTTGACTTTCGGG